GAACCCCAACCCATCGTTAGATGTAAATGTAAATGTCTTGGTTCCAGTGTCGTAAGACCCACCAGTAAATCCATCACCCTTTGGGCCTGATCCCGAAAGAACCCCAAGTGAAAGCGTTTGACCCGTAAGGGTTCCAATATCATTACCTGTGTCTGTTACTACAAGTGTATATTTCCCCATTCACCTAGCTCCTTGTAATGTCTTTAATTACATTGATCGTGAATGTTTCAGACGAACTGACGGACCCGCTTGCCTCTGTGAACTCTACATCAATATCCAGATTTTCGATAGGCCAATCGTCAGTTTCAGTGCTGGCCGCTGTGACAGTAAATTCACCAGCAGATGCATCAGTGACAGTAACCGTTACGCTCTGCACTAAAGTATCGTCTCCTTTGCGTAGTTGCGCGGCAACTGTCCAACCCGTAATGTCAACAGGATTGCCGCCATTCTCCAAGGAGCAAGTTAGCTCAAATGTGTCTCCGCGCTTATGCGCTATTTCTGCCATTTGCGTTCTCCTTTGGCTTTATTATTGTATCACACTTCAGGCATCGTAGGCCATACTACATTTTCAGGGTCAGATGTGTTGCTGGGCAAGTCACGCAATTCTTGCCTATATGCCGCCCAAGATTGCTTAGTTGACGTGTCTAGCGGGGCATCAGGCATCTGCGTCCAATCAGATGATGACAAAAGCTCATTTCGCTCTGAGCGGAACCTATCCATTATTAAATCATTGTCTAAAACCCAAGACAGTGACGCTGCATCCCAAAAATAATCAGATGATGGCTGGATTGGCTTGGCCACCATACTAGATCCGTCCCAATAATATTCAGTATCGAGATAAGCCCCCTCAATAACTGCCTCTCCATCACCCGCTTGAAGGGCAAGGTCACTATCTTGGCATGACCCTGTTCTTGCGATCTCGCCCGTAGAAACGTCATATACAGTAAAGCTAATCATCTCTTAACCTCCAAGGCCATTAGGCTACGCTGATTAATAACTGTACCTGAGCAATTCTGTGTTGTTGTGACCCTAATTGTATAAGTCACACTGCCAAACGATGGGGTATCCTTAAAAGAAGCAGACCAAGCTCCCTTGTTACTAGAAAAAGCATCTCTATTTCCAGACGAATAAACTGTAGTTGACCCCCTGCGCAATGAAACATCAAAGCCAGAGCCAACCGAGCCATTCTGATATGCAAATGACATATCAATAAATACTGGCGCACCTGTGCTTTGGAAGTTGACAGTTTGCACCGTGTAGTTATTACCAGACCCACCAAGTGATATATTCCCACTTGTATATGCAGATGTAGGTATTGTTACAGCTTGGCCCTGAATGGCCAAAGTCGTAATCGTAGCATTCTCTATTTGCGCGCTATTGGTGATGATCCCAGAGGATTGCAGCAAACCACCTGTGATAGTATTCGCAATAATCTTATCAGATGCAGTGATTGAGTTATCAGCAACATCCGCAATTACCAAATCCCAAGAACTTCCATCCCACTGATAAAGCTTCCCGTCAGTGCGGTTGAATACTTTTTCACCCACAAAAGCACCAGAAGCAGGAAGTGTAGTCACATCTTCAATCGCATAAAGGCCTTGCTCCTTAAATATAGCATAGATGCCTTCAACAAAGTCTTCGTTTTCAAGGAAGCCAGTGATTGCGTTGACGCTACTCGTAAATGCCGAAGTGTTTCCGCTATAGTCCACTGACCTTACAAAGTAATATCTGCGCTCATCATTCGGCAGATTAAATCTTGTAAATGTACCAACACCATAACCCACAAATGACGCTGCATTAATGTCATCGGTTGTCGCTTCATAAACCTCAGCATATTTGAAATCGGCTTCTGGTGGATTGTCCCATTCAAGCGTCACGTACTGGTATCCCCCAGTGGCAACTAAATTCGTTGGAACGGCGGGTGCAGTAGTATCACCACCAACATTGCCAATGACAGATGCGAAAGGACCACGAAACCCGTTTACACTAACCGACCTGACGCGCACAATATATTCTACATCATCCAAAACAGGAGTTAAGACTATTGAATTGCTAGTCGTTGTAACTCTTGTTCTGTTTGCGCTAGAGGTTTGGCCCCACTCAATATCATATGCCGTGACAAATGCATTATCTGGAACATCCCATGATACAATGAAGGAATTAATCACTGTACCATCACCTTGGACTTCAGAGCCACCATCAGCCAAGGTTAGATTTAATATTTCTGTACCAGTGTTGTAAGCAGGAAGCTTGCTGTTGTTGCTGATAATTGCGTCTTCTTCTGCATTCCAATCAAAGGCAGCTTCAGAAGTCTCACGCAAAGTAAGAGTGATGCGCAAGTCACCCGCATCTTGGTTTGCCGCCAGCCTCCAGCCAACAACCTCAAACTCCTTTTCATCAAAGCCATAACGTTCATTGGTAAAGGCTATGTTGTCACCGACCTCTACTTCCATAGCCTCCAAGCCGAAGTCAGCAGAAAGTGTCATCTGCTCACGACCGCGAAACAACGTCAGCTTGGCCAGCCTTTGGGCTGTTGATGCGCTTGTTGTGTAGGGCAAAGGCAAGTCAAGGGAGACTTCTTCATCATCGTCTTCAGCCTTGAACGCAGCACTGGTTATCTGTGGATAATCTACTGTTATGTAATCTTGGTCAGCGTCGATAAACGTACCTGAGACAGCGTTAAAGTTGTCCCTCATGGTAATTCGTGTATCCATGACTATAGGGCCGCGCAGATCGTCAAGTGTAAGCGTCTTAACGGGTGAAGAATATGCGCCTACCTTTAGTTTCCATGATCCCGCACCCCAGAACAATGTGCCAGCACAAGCTGTAACTAAGTCCTGCAAGACATCTCCTGTCGAGCGGTTGGCTTGTATCACGCCATTAATTGTGTAGCGCTTTTCTGTGCCTCCACCATCTAGGTTAATGTTTTCGTCACACTCATTGGCCGCTGCTGAAAATGTAACATTGTCAATTCCAGTATCACTTAAACCATAGCTTGATCTTAGGAAGTCACGAATACAGAGCGCAGCATTATTGGAGTAAGCAGTGCTGCTTATGCGAGGGTCAAACACCTTTTTGCCCTGAACTTTAGCAGTGATTAGAGGGACGCCATTTAAGAACTTGTCTTGGTCATACTCATATCGCACATACAAACAAGCAATCCCATCCCCACGGAAGTTAGATGGAAGCGTAGGGCCATTAAAGCCAGAGATACCATCCAAGGATGATTTTACGTTTTGACCTGATGCACCAGTAAACTTTCTAATGAATATTTTGCTTTCGTAATCAAAAGCATCACCACCAGACCCAACCGTTGTGACATACCCATTACCATCTATCGTCGCCACAACATCATTGATGTAAATGTCGCCAATACTATTAAGCTCATGTCCCGCCAAACAGATGATTTGATGAAGAAACTTGTTTTCGTCACCAGTGGTTTCATAGTAGGTGACAGCGCCACCTTTGCGAATTTCTCCGTAGACAAAATCCTGTGGTGCAGCGGCATCCCTTGTGTTGACTAGAATGCTTGCAGAACCAGCGGCACCAAAATTAGGTTTGGGAGCAAGTGCGTTTAAAGCCCAAGAGGTAACGGCGGTTGTGACTAGGTAGCCCACGACGAAACTCGCCACCGTTGATGCCGCAAGTGTTGTGGCCCCCACTGACGCAAGGATATATGCGCCAACCGTAACTGGATCTCTAGGAACTCTATCCCAGCTATTCCAGTTTGTTATTGTGTAATCACCTAGCTTGTATTTGTTCATATCTCTTTAACCCATGCTTGGTGAATGTAATCTAAGGGCAAATATAACACACCCTCCTTCGATAAGAAAACAGCCTTAGTGCCGGTGCATATGCCCATAGCTACACCTATGATCCAAGTATTGGATTTCTTAGTAGTAACCAACGCCCCAAGTGGAGGGATATAATTTATCGGCTTTAGCTTGCAGCTAATCTTTTCTGGCAGTTGCCTTATAGAAAACCCAAACTCATTTTCCAACTCCTTGCGGCGCAATATCTTAGAGCCTTCTCCATACCGCCCAAGCCAGTCATCAGCCCAACCCTTGCCGTACATAGCTTTATAGGCGTTGTTGGTAAAAGTAAGGCAATCATGCGTACCCCATTGGAAGGGCATATCACGCACCTTCTTGATGTAGTCGTTTAGACTTTCTCGCGGCCCCATATTACATCCCTGTCCTGCAACTGAGACACAAACGAAAAGAATGTGTCGCCAGAGTTACGTGATATGTGGTTTTCATGGGTATAACGATGATTGCTGGCTTTTTCCAAGCGCACCAGTTTGCTTTCCACGGTAAGCGTAATTGTGCTCGTCTCTCCGCTGTCTTCAATAGACATGGTGTTCATAAGGCCAGAGAAGACTTCTATAGGCGTGATCGTATCACGCGTTCCAAAGTATATCTTAGCCACCCTACGCTGGTATGGCTCTTGAAGAGCTAAGGAAATAAGACTTGAAGATATTCCAGACAGCGTAAGGGTAATTCCCTTCGCAGATAAATCATTAACTTCTTCAAGTCCATCAATGGTCAATAGACTGCCAGAGCCGGTATAACTAGCGCCGCCGATTGTCAGATCCCCGTAGCCCGTCCATAGACGAACAGGAGCCGTGTCCAAAATAAGCTCAACCGCATAGTATGGCTCAACCTCTGGCTGGCTAAGTGCAGTAAGCAGTGCTGCTGAGACAGTGCGGGTCATATTGCTTCTATTGCTCCAAAGGTAATTCCATAAATGCTGGCTTCATTGACGGACCAAGATGTCTCATTAGAAGAAAGCCTAAATGCACCCTTAGCGTTTGATGTCACTATTGATGTTCCATTTGGGTGTGCGGCGCGGATATGAGGCCAAATATCAACCGTGCAATCACCAATGTTATCGGTGTTAGTGTCGGCAAGCACCTTGTGTAAGTTAGTGCCAGTTCCCGTTCCGATCTGGATGTAATCGCCAGCGCGAAGCCAGTTTGTTTTGTTGCGTGATGCGCCCCTTATATCTAAACTGCCTCCCGTTTGATCCGCACCATCAACCACAGGAGACCCAGCGAGGGTTGCGGCTAGGCCACGCGGCGTTGCGCCATTAGGATCACCCAATAAGAAAGTTCCAAACTGGCCACGTAGACTAATTAAGAAGGAAATCCATTGCTCCGCATCAGCCCGCTTCATTGACGGGAGTGTTATGTCAGCTTGCCACATTTGTCCTGCATAAGCATGGGCCTGACCCGCAAATGTAAATGGGGAACGACTATAGGCCACCGCATTAACGGCACGAAGATCAACAGAAGCTATTCCCGTAACTGTTGGTAAGGATAGTGGATAACTAATAGCCATTATGCGAATGCCCTTCCATATGATCCACCACGCCGCTTAGCGTCTGCTACAGCAGCCTTAGCGCTGTCTGCTATCTGTGGCATTAACTGCTTGATCTCAGCCCGTACGGTTTGCTGTACGCCTGTGGAGACGTTGATTGTTTGGTTGACTACTACGCCGCCACCGCCAAGCTGATTGTTTGGCACGACTTGAGCGTTGCGGCTTGGAACGATAAGCTCTGGGCCACGCTCGCCAACCATGTAGGGTCTGCCACCAGACACAGGACCACCCATTGCTCTGGGCGCGAATGGAGGAGCAACCCCACCTCCAGTTCCAGCAGCGGAAGCAGGATTAAACATACCCGATACCGCCCCCGTAATAAATCCGGTAGCCTGCTTAACCACGAATATCCGGTAAAGCTCAGAGATAATGTCACGCGCCATTGTTTTGAATGCGTCCTTGGCTGTCATTGTGCCATCTACCATAGACATCATGGCACTCTCAAATGAACTGCCCACCATCTCAGATGCATCTTTGATCCGCATAAGCTCTGGGCTTAGTTCGCTCTTGATGATCTTGGCGGTTTCTTTTGTCTTGGTGTTTGCCTCATCTTGCCCAGAGGTTAGATTGGCATAAGCTTCTTGCATGTCTTTTATCGCTTTTGCCCTTTCCGTGTCAGCAACCGTCACAGATGCCTCAACCACAAAGGCAGCGCGAGCAGCCGCTACTTCAGCGCTTCTAGCGGCAAGCCTATCGGAGTACAGTTTATTGTTTGCCGCGATAGCAGCGGATAAGCCTTGCTCGCTGCCCAATATGTCAACGTAATTTGCAGCGGTCTTATCTATGGCTCCATTTTTCTCAATGTAAAGTTGCCTTATAGCATCTTCAGCCTGAATAAGGCCGTATGCGCTGCCCAATATATCTCTATAAGCATCTGATGTTTTAGACGTTTCATCTTTGGTGGCGCTGACTTCCGATTTTATTACACTAGACAATCCTTGTTGGCTTTGGAACAAATCCAACTGATCCCTAAGTTCATTTGTCATCAACCCTTCTTCATAAAGAAGGGCAGTAGCATTAGATAAGCTTTCAGCAGCTTCTTGCCTCGTCGCGCCCCTGATGCCAAGCACAATCTCAGTGACCCTAAGCCTGTCATTCTCCATCTTTAAAAGATGGTTATATATAGTTTCTTCTTGCCCAAGAAACTGTTGATTTCTCTGCCTAGCAGTCTTTAGCGATTTAAGTTGGTTTTGCAGCCCTTTGTCCAATGCGGGTGGAAGCGCACCCACAACAGTCTTCAAAGCCTCATCTCTTCTCTCTTCAGCGGCCTCTCTGATTAGCCTTATCAGTGAAGAATATTTCTCCAATACGGGATCTAGCGAAGATGACATTTCGCTCCCAATGCCATCGAAGTCTATACTATCTAACGTATCATAGGCCGCTGATAACTGAGTTACCGCGGTTTCTACATTATTCGTCGCACCAGCGGCCTTATCAGCAGCCATCTTGAATGCAGAGAAAACAGATATAGCCGCGCCAAGCACAGCACCAAATGGGCCAAATATCTGGAAGAATTGCCCAGCCTGTTGGCCAAAGGCTTGTGTCGCACTGGTTCCATTAGCGACCTGAACAGCATAGTCACCAATTTGATAACCCGCTTGCTGAACGCCGCCTAATGCGAATTTCCGCAAATTCTTAGTGGCGCCCGTTAGAGAACCACCAAACTGGTTCATCTGAACAGATGTTCGCTTTATCTGACGATCAAAGTTTCTAACGCGACCCTGAACTTGCTGGATAGGCCGACTAGCGCGATCAACCGCAAGAAGTTCAAACTTTAGCTGTTCTGCGCTTGCCATCTTCTTCCCGCCTTTCGTCCACGATCTTAAAGTATGCGACCCATTCATTATACTCCGTTACCGTGATTTTCTCAATCTCGCTAATGGTGCGGCCTAATCTATCTGCTAACGCGATTAAATTAAACCTGAATGGGTCTTTCTTTAGTTTCCCTCAGCTTCCTCAACAGAGCCAGCAGACATCATGGGTGCGCTCAATTTATAGATCACCTCATGGGGAATGCGCTTCAGTTTAGGCTTGTGCTCAATCGTATAAGCCTTTTCGCCATCTTCCTTTAGAGCCTTCAAGATAATCAGATCAATCAAAGCGTCTATATTGGCAGATGGAAAGTCAGAATGCTTCCGCTGGATAGATGACATCTCTCCAGAAGTCATAGGGGTATAGTAAACACGCAGAGGCTTGGCCCCTGCGCGTAAAGTTACTTCTATATGCCTTGTCTCGATATTCGATATGTAATCGTCTAAGGCGTCTATAGGGTTGGTCATAGTTTACACCGTTGAAGCTGTTAATGCTCCTGAACCTTGCACAGTTATTGAT